CGGTTGGACCGTCGTCATCGTCATCGTCGTCAGTGCTACCGCCGTCGCCATCAGTGGCTTCGGCAGCGAGTTCGAACGTCTGTTCGAGCACATCGTCGTCCATCGGCGACACCGACTCCTCATCGAAGCCAGCGTTCGCGGTCAGGAACTTGATGTACTGCCGTCTGGTGTTGTCGTCCATCTGTTGAGTAGAACCGTTGTCCGTGGCGGATTCCGCCGCCGTCGTTTCCGTACTGGAGGGTTCGTCGACATCAACGCTCGACGGGATCGGCTGACTCTCAGAACTCGGTGCCTCACCCAACTGCTCGTCGGGATCGGCGCTGCGGAGCAGTCGAATGAAGCTCTGGAAAAGACCTCGCTGATCATCGGGGAGATCGTCGACGTCGTCACCAGCGGTGAGCTGAGAACCGATGTCAGTCCCGGCTGTGAACGACGCCAGTGCTTGGTTCGGTCCCCACTCCGCGGTGTTGCTTGGCGAGTCGCCTTTCGAGACGACCGAGAGATCCAAGAAGCGGATGTCCTCAGCCAGGTAAGCCTGGACGTCTTCCCGAAACTCTCCGAGCGCGAACTGCGGGTGGACCGAAACCTCGTAGGTTTCCCCCTGAACACCATCGGCGATCTCCTCGTCGTGGGTGGTGGCTTCGTAGCCGACTGCTTCGGCCTCGTCGAGCCAGCCAGCACGCGGGACCTTCCCGACCGTCTCGTCAGTCGGAGGAGGATACTGCGGTCGATCATCATCATCCGCCGGATGGTCGACGGTAAGCGGTTCGCCCGACTGGGTGTTGGCTGCCTTCTTGAGCTCCTCGGCAGTCATCAGGACTCGCGTCCCGTCATCCATATGTAGGATGTCCCCAGCTGCGACGGCGACCCCGCCGAACGTCCACGGAGGACCGCCGTCGTCATCGTCTTGACCTGCGGTTAGCCGAGCCGTTCGGGCCGACACCCGCAGGTCTTGTGTATCTGGTTTCATAGAATCGTGTCGCCCCCAAGACCTCGCCCGTCACGTCTGTTTGACGCGGCCGCTTGCAGAGGTCATCGGGCCTGGAGGTCTACGTCGCGACCGCCTGAGCCGTCAGTTCGCGTGCTTCGTCAGCGTCGGCCTGTGCGAGGGCGGTGTAGAATCTCTCGTTACGAACGAACGCCCCAGCTCGAAGCATGACCGTGAAGTCGACAGGGTGCTCCTGGAAGGCGGCCGCGGCAGTCTCGTTGACGACCGGGAGGACCGCGCATCTACAGTTGGGGTGCAGGGGAGGTTGGTATCCCGAGCCTCGGAACTCACTGATCGGCCACGGGCCCTGCTCAGCAGCAGTCCGACACTCCTGACAGACGCTGTTGTCGCCTGCCGTTTGGATACGCATCTCGGGCTCAATCCCGACAGTCTCGATATCCTGCTCCTCGTAGCGCTGGAGGGTTGCCTCGGTGTGAGAGTTGATGATCTCCGTTCGAGCGAGCGTCGTTGCTCGTGTCTTCCCGATCTTGTCGACGTGGTCGGAGATCCGCCGCGCCATCTCACTGGGCGAGACGCCTTCCGAGAGGCCGGTTGCGAGCTCTCGTGAGATGTTCTGACTCACCGCATCAGTGATCCCGTCGAGTTCGGCGTAGTTGCGTGCGAACAGTGATTCGAGTCGACGTTGATGGACCGGTACTCGGATCGTATCCGAAGCACTCGATCCCGACACGGGGATGCCGACATTCTTCAGGTTCGCGTTGGCGTCCTTGATCCCGCGCTCGTAGGCACGGCGTACCCAGATGTTCTCGTCACGCCGGATCACATCCAGGATCTCGTTTTCTTCGGCTTCATCGAGCCAGTCTTCGAACCGGGCGATCCGTTCAGCAGGAGGGAGTGAACTGAGATCGGGCGGTGATTCGATCGCCTTGAGTTCGTGCCGTTCGGCGAACGTCTCGGTCAGTTCGTCGACATCTGATTCGGACAGGTCCGACTCCCGGAGCCCCAAGACGTCGTCCTTGACTATCGCCTCCCGCATCGCTGCGTTGAGTGCTGCGAACCGCCCACGCAGTCGACGGGCGTACGTGTCACGGATGGTCTTCGTGTTTGTGGGGTCCTGCTTCCCAGCGGTCAGTGTGTAGAGCCGAGGAGACGGCATTAGTCATCACCTGGGGCAGTGGCCCGCTGGAACTGGGCGTCGACTTCGGGATCGGTCTCGTCGAGCTCTGGGAGATCACCGTTCTCCAATTCACTCGGGAGCGTGCCATCATCGATGAAGTCGAGTTGTTGCTCTGGAGTGAGAGCACCAGGTGCAGCCTCCAACCATGTCTTGAGTGCCTTCGACCGCGTTTCCCTGATGTTCGCCCGGTCCTCTTCGGACATCTCAGCCAGCGGTGGCCACTCGACCTCGTAACCATCGCGAGCTTCGGGGATCGTGCCGACGTCGACCAGTCGATCAATCAACTCACGAACGATGATGGGGCCGACGAATTCGTTCTGTCGCTCAGCGATCTTGCCGTACCACTCTTTGAGGTCCTGACTCGTCGCGCGCTCCCCAGTCTCGTTGCCCTTGAGTACCGACTGGGGGATGCCTGTCTGAGCCGAGATCGCCTCGATGTTCGGGTCGATGACCGGCCCGGGGTCGATGTTCTCCCCGCCGAGACTTTTGACGTCGTCGGCCCCTTGCGTCCGGAGGACGTTTTCGAGGCCGTGTTGCCAGCGCTGGAGGTGTTCCTGGAGTTTGTCGCCGTCGTCATCGAGTTGGAAGTCTTCCGAGATGTTGATGTGGATACCCCACGCAGCCGCACGGTAGGCGAGCTGGCCCGCGGAGCCCAGCGTCTTCTCGATGTCGACGATGTTGTTGTAGACCGGGCGTTGGCGTTCGACGCCACGGAGTTCGTCATCGAGGAGCTCCTCGCTGGGGATGTGGACAACACGCGACCAGTGGACCCAGACCGAATCCGAGCCACTGTACTCCATAACCCCCTCGGTCTCGTTCTCGTCGGAGAAGTCGAGTTGGTACTTCACCGGTTCGTTCCAGCGCCCCGATCCTGGACCGCCGACGACGACGTCGGAGATCGACGCCCGACTAAACGGCTTGAGCCCAGTCAGTTCGGCACCGGCGTCGACAGGCGTATCGAGGTCGCCCTCGCCTTCGGTGTCGTCGAACTCTAAGACAAGCGCGCCAAACTTCCCGATCCCGGCGAGCTTGTCTGCCCGGCGGCAGTAGTGCCATAGCCGGTTCTCGTCGATAACGTCTCCTAGTTCACTCTCGAACTGGGTCTCGCCACTTTCGACTTCAGCGCCGTCAGAGATCTTAGGCGGGTTTCGCCACGTGGTCTCTGGCGGGAGGAACGTGACAGCATAGGCATACGGGTTCCGCAGCGCGAGGGCATAGAACTCGTTGAGGCTGGGATCCTTATCCCAGTTGAAGACGTCGTAGTAGTCTTCGTCTCCTGGAAGGTTCTCACCCAGCTGCTCCATCAGCGCGAGACGCATCTGGTACTCCTGACGAGTACTCAGACCGTCTTCGGCGACGAGCTCTTCAAGCTGCTCGCTGTCTTCGGCGACTGTGTCGTCGGTCGTCTCCGCAGTCTCAGTGGTATTTGTATCAGGCATAGTATATGATCACCACGTTCCGGTCCCGCCATTCGAGTCGTCCTCGACATACCGATCGCCCATGATCGCATACCGCAGCGAGTCGAGAGCGTGGTCTTCGGCTCGCTTCGTCCCAACGTCGTCTTCCTTGTACGACTGGAACTCGTTGATCAGCTCAGTGAGTTCCTCGACCACTAGGAGGCCCGGACCGATCTCGGGGTCGACTTCAAGCACACCGCGGACCTCGTCGATTCCTTCGTCGATATCCTTCTCAGCTGCGGCCGCACTGAAGCCAGCATCGCGGAACTTCTGGATGTGTTCGGGATCGTGGTCACAGAAGACCTCGCCCGGCTGTTTCGACTGCTCGAACGCCCATCCCGTGCCATCATCGGGATCGATGAGATCGTCGAGAGGCTGCTGAGTCTCGTGGTACATATCGACCGCGACATACTGGTCGGCTGGCGTCTTGCCGATCTCAAGGAGAACCCTCGGATCTTTGAACCCGTAGTCGTAGCCGTAGATCCGCCAGTCCTCGCGGATGTCGACCTCGTCCCTGGAAACGACGTGCGTAGTCCTGGAGAACGAAGAGTAGACGAGTCCCTCGGCGGCCGCGAAGCCGCCACCGAGACCTTGCTGTTCCTTCTCTGTCCCTTCGAACTGCCGGACCAGCTTCTCCTTTTCCGGGAGGAACGGGTTTTGTCGGGAGTCAGCAACAATGTTCGTGAGCCGTGTCGGGAGGGGGTCGTCGTCCGGAGTGACCTGCCGCTCGACGAAGTCGTAGAACTGATTGTATCCGTTCCCCGTCGACGTCCACAGGGTGACGTTCGGGCCCTCCTGTGTTCGCTGCCGGGAGAGCAGCATCCGGTTGAGGTCGAAGATATCGGTGTGCTCGTAGTGGGAGACCTCGTCGCACCAGATCGAGTTGAACTCACCACCAGCGTACCGATTCCAGACGTCGGCCGAACCGAGGCGGACGACTGAACCGTTGAACCAGGTGATCCGGCTCTCATTGCGGTTGTAGTCCTGGACGAACGGGCTATTTTCTGGATCGCCACCCTCGTCAGGAACTGTGTCATCGCCCGGGAGTTCGTTGAAAAATACCTTGTACGTCGTCGGGCCGCCTTTCTGGGAGTCTGGTGCGATGATGAGATTATCCGATCCAGGAATCTCAGTCGCCTTCTCGATGATCCATCGGGAGCCGAGGATCGACTTCCCAGAACCGTAGCCGCCACGGAAGACGACGACGTCGTGGTCGCCTGAACGGAGTGCATCTAAGGCCTTGAGTTGAGCATCCCAGAACCCCCAGTCGAGGTCGACAGCGCCTGGACGGGTGTCGACTTGAACGCCATCAGCTGCTAGACTCATCGACATCCTCCTCGGTGACCCGGTGGTGGGTGATGTTCACAGCGAAGTCGCCGGACTGCTCGATCTCGCCAGAGTGTTCGACGTCGAGCTCATCAGCAGGAGCTATGCCGAACGTGTCACAGATAGACTCGGCACGTTGCATAAACCGTTGGTCGCCCGTCCGCCGGAACTGTTCCATGGCGATCCCGGCAGCGGTCCGGGCAAACGCCTGAGCACCCTGCGGCGTCGTCGAGACACTCAGAAAACCCAGCACGGGATTGAAACGTCATCGAGGACGCGGCGGAGAGTGCGAGAGACTGAGTCGAGACACTCAGAAAACCCAGCACGGGATTGAAACTCGGTAATCTCGAACTGTTGATCAACGGTGATCACAGTCGAGACACTCAGAAAACCCAGCACGGGATTGAAACTGATTGGTGCTGTCTGTCGACGAGTCGGTCGTCGGGTCGAGACACTCAGAAAACCCAGCACGGGATTGAAACGCTG